GTAGTTGGGGTCAATGCGTTTCACTAATCGTCGTCTCGCGGGTTTCCAGAGTTCAAGGCATAGTTCAGTGCAACGGCGAAAGTTGCACTCAAAGTCCAGAGTAGAAAAAGTGCCATCAGAAATAAGTCCGGAAGTAGAAGTTGCCCTCTTGGTCGTAATCAGTTCTCAGAAGATAGTCCGAAGTCGCTTCCCAATCCACAATAATCGCGTAGTTGAGGTGACCGACCTCGTTCTCAAGAAGTTCCTCAGCAAAATCGGCAGCAGAGCGATACTCGCCAACGTAGCAGTTACCGAATCGAACAAGTTCGTCAACATCGTGCAGCGTCAAGAAAGCATCTACGGCCTCGTAGCCATACTCCTCGCCACACTCGATGTAGGTCTCGTAGTAGTCCAGGAACTCTTCTTCGCTATGCTCGTCAATGAACAGCAACGCAGCGTTGAGGTCATAGGAACCCTCGATGCATTTCTCTTCGATGTCAGCAACCGTTTCGGGCTTGAGGATTTCTTTGTACGTCGAGGTAAGGGTCACGGACATGGTGCTTGTTTGTTGTTGGTAGTTGTTTACAGCTGGCAATCGGTTGGCAATCACTGACCGTTCAGAAAATCGTGGATAGCATCCTGGTACTCTTCGTAAGTGGCGTAGCGGTCACGCAGCCAAGCGGGAACTCGCTTATCTGAAGGAGTTGCAGTTTGGCGAATCTCAGCAGCAGTGTAACCCTTTTCGATAAGGGTTTGGACGTAGGGATTGGAGTTTGTCATGGTCGTTTCAGTCGTTTTGTTCATAAGATAATCATAGCGTTTCTGCGCTGCAGAAACAAGGGGGCGAACCGACCCGGCCAGGTCGGGTAACCGACCCTCAGTCCTCATCCTCACTTTCAACATCATACTCACCTTCGTCGTCATAGTCACTGCCAGAGGTGTCAATCTTCACGGTGTAAATCTGAATCGTACCATCTTCGTAAGAGCAATCCATACCGTCGATCTCGGCAGGGAACTCGTGAATGTGGCCCAGACCGTTTTCAACTACGCGGTCAAACTCAGGATCGCGAATGTCTTCCACGCGAATGGCACCGATCGTGCCAGAATCTACGGAGTAAGGATTGCCGTTTTGATCGTTATACACACCGTCGCCAAATGCGGTCGAGAACAGAATGAACTTACGACCATCAGCCAGTTCAAACTCATGCTGAGAGTTGTCAAACGGGGTAAGGTCGCAAACTTCGCTCCAGGCATCATGGAGCACGTAGCAAAGATCGCCTAAAAAGAAATCGACAGGGTTCGGAGCGGCAGCAGTCATGGGAGCAGTTTCGTTTTTCATCATAAATATAGTATACACCGGTTTCACCGAAACCGAAAGGGGGGAGACCGAACCGGGTGGTTCGGGTAACCGAACCCAAACTGACTTATACGTCTACCTCGAACATATCGCCCACGGCAACGTTGTAGATCGCAAGACACGGTGATTCTTCGCAAAACCAGGACCGTCTGTCTCCACCGCAACCACCGTCAAGAACTAGGGAGGTTTTGCTCCGGTGTATAACATGGTAATGTCCGGCAACTCTCACCCACTCCCGCTCGCTTTCCTTCTCCCACCAGAATACGCGACCTTTGCCCTCCTTGTGGGATGGTCCATAGCACATTAGTTGCCGCGCCTGCTTAGCATCCGGGCGAATCTCGCAATCAGTTTCGTACTCGGGAACTTCCAGCCAAGAAGGAAAAAATGCGTGTGCGCATCGCCACTCCTTACCGTTTTCCTTAAAGCAAAACCCGTAGGGCAACGATTCCAACCACTTCAATAACTCCCACATATACACCCCTCCCGTATCCATATCGTCAATAGTACGTAACAGCTCAGGGGGAGTATGCACAGGGTTACCCCTGATGTAACGCTCAAGTTTGTCTTGGTGGTTCGATCTCAGTACGACCGCTTTGCCTTCTTCCTGCATCTTGCGAAGCGTAAAATAAACAGAAACTGAGTCGCTAGTTTCACACCGTGAGTCAAAGATATCGCCCAAGAATACCGGAAACAAATCCCGATCCTCACAATAGCGAATAGCCTCCCTCATTGGTTTAACTTGGGAGTGCAGGTCACCGATCAAGGCGTAACGGCGAGGCAGTGTATTTTGTTCTTTCATGAGTTAACTATAGCGCGTTTGGCCTCCCAGGTAAAGGGGGTAAACCGTACCTGGCAGGTACGGGAAACCGCCCTACAGGCCCAGCAGGGTGTCCAACTGCTTAGGGGTTATTTGGCTTACGTAGTCCGAGAAGTTGGCATACTTACCGGAACGGATTCCAAACATAGCTCCGGAAACATTCTTGTAGTATTCAAGCACCGTCGCTGCAAAGTCTTTCTGGCTTAAATGAGCATGGTACTTGACGTTGTTATCAACCGTCCATCCTTTCATATACAGGCGATCACACAAGCGGTCAAAACGAACGCGATACTCTGGGAAATGCAGCAAGAACTCTGCCAAGTCACCATTCAGAAACAACTCCGAAAAGTTAGGTTCACCATTGCCGCGAACACGGTGGAGTTGGACATAAACGTCAGACTTCACCTTGATACGGTTCCCGCTTGCGTCGCAAACGATGAAACCTTCGTGATCAGAACCGCGAGCATTAGCCGCTGCACGAATAGACTCCGGGCCGGAAAGTAGGAAACCTTCAGCAACGCTCCAATGACGATTGAACCATTTCAGGTCCAACTCCTTGAAGTCATCCGAGCGATCACGCACTGCCAGCAGGCGCAACATGGGCTCTTCGTACTTTACAACGACACGATTCTCAGGAGAGCAAAGTTCAAATACGTAGCAGTAGTCCGAGTTCAAATCGTTGATATTGTACCGCATATAGCGGAAAGTATCCCAGAATAGTTCCTCGAAGGATATAACTGACTCACCAACTGACCCAGCACCGCCAACCGAACCGGAAGTGGACACAACCCACTGCGTACCGCTCCAGAATAGCTTTATCAGGGAGCCGTCGTACTTCTCCTGAACCGTGGCAGAATCCCAATCAATCTCAGCTGCACCTTGCTCCCCTAGGTTAAAAAATCGGTCGAAGGCATAGGCTACCAGGCGGAATCCGGAGTCAGTTTTTTCCACTACGGCACCGCGACAAGCACAGACAATAGGGTCGAACTTATCCGCCGAGATAACTCCGTACTTTAAGTTGAATAGGTTGGGGAAGCGTTCGTCGGTGGACACTCGAATACCATAATCGCCCAAAGATCCAAGTCCGTTGACGTTCAGCCAATCAATCAAGTTATGACGCAGGTTCTTTTCCATGTATATACTATAGTGCCTTCTACCTCAAAAGCAAAGGGGGGTGAACCGACCTTAGTGGTTCTGGTAACCGAATCAACTAAAAGTTTTCCCAGTCCTCGCTAACTTTCTCCGCTCTCCATCCCTTATATAGCTTGCCGGGGTGATTGTGGGTATCTCCCAAGTTTCTGTTATACAAACCATGCTCCTTACAAAACTGTAGAAGTCCTCTTACTCTGTACACCTCTCCTGTGGGAGAGTAGACAATCCAGGTTTTAGTTGACCATCCCAATCCTTTCTCGGTTTGAATCTGTCTTATTTTTTTATTGTGTTCTTTCAGATTAGCCTGGTACTCAGGTGTGTGAACTCCTATTTTCTTTACGCGTGATTCTTCGCACCATTTTTTTGCCCCTGCGCGAGATGGTGCGAGTTTCTTACGGATGGAGTGCTCCTTGAAGAACTTACGGGCTTTTCTTTCTAGCAATGTCCTAGTGGAACCCACACGGTTGTCTTCCGTTCTCCACAGCTTGATCAAGCCAATAAATGCCATTTTGTCTTTTTTGTCTGCGGTATATCCCCATTTGAGAAACTGCAAACACATTTGCTTCCGCAATGAAACAGTTTCCTGTTTTTCGCAATGGGCTTTTAACTTCAGATAAGGAATACCTATTGGCTGTTTCATTGCAGAATGGTAACTATAAGGTTATTGGGGGCAGCCCAATGTTGCTAAGATTTTACCTCTACGTTTGAGCAGGGACTTGAACTCTAACCCTTCGAACAATGCCTCAACGTGAAGAGGAATGGGTTTGCTGGAGGCAAACCAGGTGCAATCGGGAACGTCATGCTCAAGGGTGGTAAGGCGAAGATTACCCAGGAAAGTACCTGCGTAGGGGGAAACTTTAGGGTGCAAACAAATGCGATCTGCTCCAGAGAACTCGGGATTGGTTTCTGTTGGGCGACTCTCTTCGATGATGCGGGTGGCTGTCTTTGGTCCTATGCCTTTGATGCCCGCAATATTATCCGAAGAATCGCCACACAACGCTTTCCAGTATTTTACCTCAGCAGGGTAAACTCCGTACTTTTCAAGCACTTCGTCAATGCCGTAAGTTTTGGTTTTCTTGACGCTATTAAACAGGATGACTTTGACGCGGTTACCTACTAGCTGCAATAAATCTGCATCTACCGTGAGAATATGAATCTCTCGGTAAGCGGGAGAGTTGCGAGATATGGTGGCGATAATGTCATCAGCTTCCCAACCTTTTTTACCCACAGGGCTAAATCCCAGCGTTGGCAAAACATCCTCCAAAAGAAGCGACATGTCAGCATAATGCTCCACGCTCGACTTTTCGCGATTGTTCTTATAGCTCTCGTCGAGTTTCTTACGGAAGTTACCACCTGCGTCATAGCAAGGGATTACCGAATCGTAATCGCCTTTCTCGATGATTGAGAAAATAGTATTCAGAGTGCCGAACGTACCGGTAGTCGGGACACCGAAGGAAGTAACCATCTCACCCATTGAGTTAAGCAAGGCAGAACGCGACCGGCAGAAAACCGCATTCGTGTCAATTAAGAGGAGGTCTTTCATAGTTGTTTTAAGAGATTTGAACACGTGCGCTAGGGTCCCACCCTCGCGATTTGTTAT